ACCAGTTGCTGGAAGATGGTCGTCCCACTTTAATTCTATCTTAGGAGAGTATATTGTATTGGTTTGTCTTGAGAAAAATTTAAGGTCTTCAAAACTAGTAGAAGATGTTTCTCTACTACCGGATAGTCTGATTAATAGTCCATGATTTTGATTAGTTCCATTAAACCATTTCTTACTAACATCAGTTATATCCATGTTAAGGTCAGGAGATTCTGCTGAAAATGCTTGGGTTACTTCATCACCAGCAATATAACTAGCACCACTACTACCAGTAGGAACACCTGCAGTCCATAAAGAACTTTCTAACTGCCATTCGATTTCTGTAGCACCATCTTTGTTTTGTCGGTATAACCAACTACAACCATCAGTTGTTTTTGGAACATTTAATTCTCTACCCACACCTTCATCCCAAGATTCACTTATAGGATAAGCAGCAATTGTGTATTCTTCACTTAAACCACTCGTTCCCTCTGTTTCATAAAGTCTAAGGTTTAACTTATAGTCATTTGGTAAAACAGATGAACTAATATAGTTTTCTATTTCGTTAGTATCAAATTGAACAAGAACCCTTGTTTGATAAGAAAATGTTCTATCAAAAAATACTTTTTTTAATTCTAGTATCTCATCTTGTCCTGTGTTCTTATCTTTAAAGTCTTCACCTGTGGTTGTATCGGAGCCACTATTAATAAAAGTATCTTTGGTTGTAAAAAAATATCTATGCATTATATTACCTTCCCGTAAATATCTTGGTTTGGATTTTTTAATTCAAAAACCGATGGGGTTACCGATGGTCTATAAATATCATCTACGAGAGAACCATCAAAACTATATTTAAATCCATAACCACTTTCACCACCACTACTATCACCATCACCTTGGAAAGAATGTAATCCTCTACCTTCAGCATAACTACTATTCCCATCTTGAAATAATGATAACTCTTTGATTCCAATAACACCATTCAATCCCAATATATTATATCGTAAATCATTCATATTAATTGATTGTCTAAATTGCATCTTCTCTACCTTAAAAAAGTCTTTTATGGTTTGAATAACATTTAGTTTAACTTCGGTTAGATTAAATCTCCTATCACCATTAACAATAAAATTAACACCAAAGTTTATTAGATAGCCAGAAAACAATGTTTCTTTTAAAATAAATCCAAAATCAACAACATCATTAATCATTCTAAATTGATTAAGATAAGTTGCTACATTTTGTAAAATAAGTTGTGGTGTTTGTACAAGTTGTCTATTTTCATTATAAGAAAGAGTAGATACTAAAAGACCACTTTCTAATCTCTCAACATAAGCTTTAGCAATACTACCAAACTTTGCTGGAATACTTTGTATTCTTGCTGTATAATCTTCTTTGGTTACACATCGAAGTTGAGTAGCAAAAAATGCACTAGCATTGTTTCTAATCTCATCTACAGTTTGACCATCTGTCCCACCAACACTAGGTTCATCATTTGTCACAGATATGGTTACACCGGCAGGAGCATTGTTTATAGTTGTAAGCTCTCCGGCTTGGACATTTGATGTAGCACCACCACCAGCTCTATATGTAAAAGTTAATGTAGTGTTTGTTGGAGTCTCACCTAAATTTAAATTATTACTTATCGTAGAATTTATAGCACCAATATCAGCAATACTATCTCCATTTATTGTTACACCAGCTTGTTCTACAGGATCTACATTTGTAGCGTTATCATTGAATTTAAATAACCCATTACCAAAACAAACCTTATATGTTTGTGTATCCTCATCAAATTTTGATATAAATTTTTTATTTGTTCTTATGTATTCAGCAACATATGGAACAGGTATAACAGAATTAGTTCCATCGTTTTCTCCACCAAGACCTTGGTCATAAGCAGTAGTTCTATTGTTATCATCAGAGTAATGAGTTTCTTTTAGAACCTTTTCTTGTGCTAAATAATCTACTTCATACCATGTAAGTCCAGATGAGTCTATACAACTTAATATCTCAACTACATTATCATCGCCTAAATCTAATTCTAAAAATTTAGTTGGACTTGATATGGTAAATGTTTTTGTTTTTGTTTGACCGGAGACAGCTCTTACATATCGGGTAAGAGTATAAGAACTAGCTTCACCATCTGAATTTAATATTGGAGCACTTGTAAAAGGATCATCATTAACTTGTATTGAACCACTTGATGTAAAGTCAATTTCACTGGTAGTTTCAAAAAGTATTTGTGAGTCTACATTTGAAACAATTTGTATCCCCTCATCTATTGAAGAAGGAGCAGTTCCATATGATGGTAGACCAGTTGTCCCATCGGCATCTATAGTTGTTGTTACTTTTAAACGAGCAACTGATGGTGTCTTGTTTGGAGTTTTATATCCTAAAAATTCAGAAAGTCTTCTTACATTTCTTTTTTCAGTTGCTGTTGCTAGTAAGTTTTCTTTATAGTTGTAATCAATATAATAAGAAAGAACATCACCAACATAGCTTGATAATTCTATTAACATCATACCAGGTGATGTTTCATTAAAATCCTTATATGTATCAGGAAAATAGGATTTGGTATATTCAATCAAGTCGGCTTTAATCGTACTGAAATCTTTACTTGTATAGTTAACATTTGTTTCTATTAGTTTTTGTTTATCGGTATATGCCATTAGTAAGCTCCATCACTTGTTGTTGTGGTGCCACCGACACCATCAAATGTAACCTGAACACTTTCTAATGAGTTTGGTGTTCTTCTTATATTAAATTCTATATTAATGTTTGTTTGATTATCATCATTTCTTCTTTCAACATTAATGTTTGTTAAATTTACAAATGGTAACCATCTTTCAAAAACATCAACAATATTATTTTCAATCTGTATTTGTAAATCTTCTGTCATTTGTTCAAAAAGAAGTTGTTTTAAATTGACACCCAAGTTAGGTTGAAATAATCTTTCACCTTGATTGGTTTGTAATAAAAGTTGTATATTAGCTTTTATAGCATCAATAGTAGTTTCTGTGGTATTAAATAATCCATTACCACCGGCAGTTCTATTAAAGGGAAAGTCTATTCCAACTGATACCCTACTATCTTGATCTTCTATAAATCTATTTTTTCTTTTATCTAGTATTGGCATTATACAGGTTCCCTATCTGTTCCAGGTGTTATGGTTTTTAATTTAACTTTAGATACATTTGACTCAACAGCACCTAATGGGTTTGTTGTAGCTACACCCTCTTCTGATGATTTCATTTCTAAAAATATTTTACTAGGCGTTCCATCAGCACCAACTACAGTACCAGGACCAACGGGTGTCATAACTGTAATTCCAACCGATGTCATTTTTAAATCAGTAATAGTAAATGTTTGAGATTGAATAAATGTAATTATAGCATCAGTTAAATTTTCAGCCAGAACATCTATCTTTTTAATTGCTTTATCGTTAAAATTAAAATTATCACCAGTCTGAGTTGGTTCAAGATTTGTTATAAAAGCAATTGCTATGTCTTCTTTAAGCCCCATTAATAGGTCCTTTATTAAAGTTTGATTTTTCTTCTGTTTTTTTCATTACACCAGAATAATCTTTAGTGAAAGCATTTGCTAGATGATCAGGTAAGTTCTGAGTATCATCAACTACTGATTTTACTTCTGTTTCTTTATCCATATTTTTCCATTCACCTGAATGAGCAGTTTCTTGTAAAATATCATTTAAGATAGAATTTTTAGTAATTGGAACTCTCGTGTTAGGAACTGATGTATTTTTTTTACTTGGAGATGAGTTATGTTGTGGCACTCTATCTTCAACTATACTATTAGTTTTATTACTAACTAACACTTCATCTAACTTTTTCTCAACTGCTGCAAATTTAAAATCTAATTCTTCTCTTATTACTTCTCTTATTAACTTCTTAAATATATTAACCTTCATTATCACTCCTATCTGTATTTGTTTCTATAAAATGTTTCTTACTTAAAAATTTTGTTATACTATCTTTATAAACTCCAGTATCACTATTTGGTCGTTCTCCATCAGGTGGTGGTGTTAGTTCTGTAATTAAAGTTTGTATTCTATTATACATAGGTGTTCCCGATTCTTTATCATATAATGGTATAGGAACTCCTTGAACTAATGCTCTTGAATCCTGTAGTATCTCAGCAAACTTTAATAGTAATGCTCTTAATTCATCACCTAATACCATCGGTTCTTTTTTATCTCTAGCTTTCTCTCCTAAATAAATATTACCAGAATTAATAACTGATTGACCTTGATTGTTTAATGTGAAATTAACAGCAGCTCCCAAGTTAATATTTCTACCAGATGATATTGATATATCACCCACATTACTTCTGCTATTAAATATAAGTCTATCCGATGTAATTAAGATTTGGTCAAATTCAGTTTTAGTTTCTTGTTCGGGTATTTCTTGAGAAAAATTATAAAAAGTTTCTAAACCCTCGGTAGGTTCAATATTAGTTAATAATTTACTATTACCCTTATTAATCTGAAAATTAGGATTTATAGCAGTTGTATTTGGTAAGGTAACTGATGAGTCTGTCGATAATCTAAAGAAACCTAAATTTTGTTCTATACTACCATTAGACATAAATGATATTAAAGAACCAACCATTGGATTTTCAGTTCCAGCTGGTATATTGGTATTATGTAAATTTAATATAGGAAATATATCACGAGAGCCTAATCTAATACTATTTCCATGGCGACCTTCTAATGATAAATCAGTATGCTTTGAGTTGTGATAATAATCATTAGGTAATCCATCTAATACAACATTCCTATTTTTCTGTAGTTTAGGAACATTGGATATTGGATAAGCAGAACCATATCCTATCGAGGATTCTATATCATAATCGTTTGATCCTAAAGCATCTCTTCTTTTACTCCATGCTGGATTTGATCCTACATTGGGTGTATTAAAAGAATTCAATGGACCCATATAATAAAAAGATTCATATATCAAAGTCATTAAAACTAAATCACCCTTAGTAATAGAATCACTTATACCTCTGATAAGAGGAATTGCTGAAACTATCTGACTCATAGTTGGTAATGAAGAGTCTAATGGCTTTACTTTAATTGCCTGTGAAGATACAGAATTTTCTCCACCTCTAGGACTATCAGATTCATTTAGATGAACTTGAACTACATGACCTAAAAAAAAATCTATATCTTTTTCAACTAAGTTTTGATATATCCTACCTAAACCCATTATGTTTTTCCATACTTACTTCTTACATCAGACATATCAACAATCTCATCTTTCTTTTTTTGTAAATCAGTTGTTACATCTTCAAGAGTTG